AGAGAAAAGAATTAAAAAGAAAACTTTATCGTGCAGTTGCCAATGTCAATATCTTGGAAGGTATACGTTTTTATGTTTCTTTTGCTTGTTCGTTTGCTTTTGGTGAACTCAAACTTATGGAGGGGTCAGCAAAAATCATCTCACTTATTGCGAGAGATGAGAACCAACACCTTGCGATCACACAAAATATTCTAAACAATTGGAGAAAGGGTGATGACCCAGAAATGGTTGAGATTGTAAAAGAAGAGGAGCAATGGTTGATTCAAGCATTTAGGAATACTGTTGATGAAGAAAAGAGATGGGCAGAATATCTTTTCAAAGATGGTTCAATGATTGGATTGAATGATAAACTACTACAACAGTATGTTGAGTGGGTAGCAAATCGTAGAATACGTGCGATTGGATTCAAACCAATCTATGATGTACCTGCAAGAAACAATCCATTACCTTGGACAGAACATTGGATTAGTTCAAAAGGATTACAAGTGGCACCACAGGAGACAGAGGTAGAATCCTACATTGTTGGTGGTATTAAACAGGATGTGAAAAAGGATACTTTCAGTGGATTTAAGTTATAGTACAGGAAATATATTCCCCGTACCAATACATGTTTTTGATATTAAAGATTTTAAACTTTATCAAAAAGATTTAATAAATTATGCTTATACTTTAAAAAGTAAAGATTCAGAAACCTCTAAGGGTTCCAATTATGGTATCGAAAGTAGCATCAGGCATACAATTGAAGGATGGCAATCTAAGACTTTCCCCCTTAATGATGAAAGTGATAAATTACATAGTCTTTTAATGGGATGTATAACATCATTACCCTCATTAAAGAAAAATATAAACATTTATTCAAGAGCTTGGGTAAATATCAATAGTCCTGGTTCTTTAAATTTACAACATAGTCATCCAAGTTGTGATTTATCTGGTGTTCTGTGGATTAAATGTCCCGATAAATCTGGAAATATATTTTTTCATTCACCATCTGGTTTTGAAACATTTCAAGAAATAGAATCATATACAGAAGACTTTAAAAATAATAATAACTATCATCATTCTTATTGGTTTCCTCCAATAGAAGGAAGAATGTTAATTTTCCCATCACATTTAGAACATGATGTAAGAGAAAATTTATCTAATGAAGATCGTATATCTGTCTCATTTAATATTAAATTAGAAGTTCAAGAATAGTTGTCTATATAAAAAAGATAATTCTTATAGGATGGAAATTGATTATGAAAACCCTTGGATTTACAAAGGTAATCCTTTTACCTCTGATGATATTGGCGACTACTATGGGTTCGTCTATCGCATCACCAATACCACCACACAGAAGTCCTACATCGGAAGGAAGTATTTCTACCAGAAGAGAAAACCCAGAGGAGGAAAGAGAAGAGTCACAAGCGAGTCAGACTGGAAGCGATATTACGGAAGCTCTGACGACCTTAAACAAGATATTAGAAGCCTTGGTAGAGGTTCTTTCAGAAGAGAAATCCTCTCCCTCCACACAACCCTTGGAAAAGTAAACTACGAAGAGACCAAACAACTGTTTCTTCATAATGTCTTAACAGAAGCACTTGACGACGGGACACCTATGTACTATAATAGCAACATACTCGGACGTTATATGCGTAAAGATTATGGCAACTTTGAAACAGACAGTGAATGAAACATATTATTGGTCACTTGACCGAGTGTATGAACTTTGTTCTCGTGGTGATTTTGAAGAGGTTGTGAACGGTGATGCACTTCGTCAAGAATTTGATGAGTGGATTAATGCAAATAACAATGATCTAGACGAAGAAATTATCTCTCTTGCCTATATTGGAGAAGGGAGCGAGTATGACATATAGTTTATTGATTAAATAGTCATGTTACAAAAAATTGTAAATGGAATTGCTATCGCAAGTGGTGTTGTCTCTCTCACCGTTGTTGGTGCTGCTGGTTACGTATTCATACGTAAGGATGCGATTATCGACAACATCAAAAGCAAAGTAATGGAATCAGTTCTACCTAGTGGACTTGGAGATATAGGTGGTGGAGCACTTGGTGGAATTGGTGGTGCATTAGATATACCAGATTTAAATCCTATGGCACCTGGTGCAACTACACCTGATGCACCTGCAGCAGGACCTTTATCACCCTTTTAGTAATATAAAGTTAAGATGTCTATATATAAATAGTCGTCTTAATTTTTATGGCTGAAGAAGTAAAAAAGGAAGCACCTAAAAAGGTAGGACCACTCGGTAAGTTAAAAGAACTAGCAGAGGACAAAGAGGAGCAGATGGAAATCTTCTCCACTTTTGTGCGCTTA